ATGAGGCGCGCCGAGATGCTGTTGCTGAAGAGCCTGGCGGAAACACTGATGGCCGACCGGGACAACCGCCACGACGACTTGCAGGCGACCATGCGGCTGGCGCACCTGAGTTCGCCGGAGATGATCCTGTACATGGTCAACCGGGTGCTCGAGCTCGAAGAGAGCATCGAGCGGATCGCCGCGGTTCTCCAGAAACTCTCTGCGGACGAGCCGATGCCCCTAGAGGAAACGCCGCCCGAACCAGCCTTCGAACCGGCCCTGCAGTCCCGCGCCACCGAGAGCGCGGAAACCTAGCGGCGGGCAGGCCGCTACACCAGCACCTGGCGAGTGCTGGCGATCAGCGCATGGACCTGTCGCTCCACCTGCTCCGCCACCGGCACTTCGGGCCCCCGCCCCTCCGGGCAGGGCAGGTTCGGCGTGGTGCCGAACAGCCGGCAGATCAGCGGACGTTCCTCATAGGCCTCGCAGCCGTTCGGTCCGAGATGGACGCAGTTCCACTCGGCCAGGGCGGCGTCGTGTTCGGCCTCGCTCTTCAGCGGCAGGCGGGCCATCTCTTCCGACGAGGCGGTAACCGGCCCGCAGCAATCGTGGCAGCCGGGCTTGCAGGCGAAGCCCGGTATCTGCAGGCGTAATTGGTCTATCTGGCGACCGATGCAACTCATGGGAAATCTCCTCGGCGGGGGAAGGATTGTACAGCGCGGACCGGAGCATTCCGAAAGTACCGGTAAGGATGCTCTCCAGCGAGCCGAATCGACCTGTTCAACCTGCGCTCTCTCCGTTCCCGGCCAGGGAAACAGCCCGGCTCCCTGTCCGCCCGCCCGTCCACGGCTATCTGCCGTCACGCCGCTCCCGAGCGCGGTAGCCCCGAGACCGCACAGGGGCGGAACGACGTGGCATAATCCGGCGATCACCTTTCGGCGACCTATCGGCAGGGCCCGGGAAGACCCGGGTCTCGGGAGAAGCAATGACCTACGTTCTCTACGGCATCAAAGCCTGGGACGCACGATAGAACTTGCTTTTTCCTATATTCATCAAGTAGTTATGATGAAAAATACCATCAAAAATCAATTCGTTTGAGAACATCCGCAAGCCAACAGAATCAAATGCTTACGGTAGCGTTTTGGAGGAAAAAAAGACCAAATCAGCGCTCTGCCTCGTAGACCGCCACGCCCTTCCCAACCGGAATCCACTTCTCCTCCGGATCACCAGGCCGACAGATGGCCACCTCTACCTCGGTGCTCTTCCCTTCTGCCGGCTCAGCCGGCCGGATCGCTGCATGCCGGAGAATCGTCTCAATGCCCGGTACGTAGCTGCTCTCCGAGCCGTGGAACGACCAGATGCCGAACCTCCCAGCGCTGCCCACCTGGTGATCCAATTTCACGGACAACCTCCCGAATCGAATGACCAGCATGTCGCGCCCCTTGTAGGAAAACCCGCAGTGTACCGGCTCGACAGAATATCATTGCATAGCTCGATTCGAGCTAATATAGTAATACCAACAGCGCGGCACACCGCCAGCACTGAACCTCCTCGGAGACGCAAAATGACCAATATCCAGACCTGGCTCGACAGCGCCGACATTCCCGTCCAGCAGAATGGGCAGTGGATTGACCTCGAAACCGGGATCGCCTATGACCCGTCGTACAACTACGCCTCGAACACCCGCCGGGCCTCTTTGAGCCCGCGCGGCATAGACGCTCGCGCCGTGGCAAAGACCTTCGGCGGTCGCGCCCTCACCGGCACAGCCAGGCAGAAGGAGTGGGCCGAGAAGATCCGCGCCGAGAAGGTACAGCAGATGAATCAAGACCAGGCGGAAATGGCCTGCGATCCAAGCGGCCTGCTCACTGCCGCCAAATTCTGGATCGAAAATCGCAACGCTAGTGCTCAGGAAATCGCCGGATTCGTAATGCAGCAGAAGGCCTTGCTTGCCCAGCATCGTTCTGCCCAGGCCGCCGGGCAAGCCGACAAGGTGGCCAAAATCGCTGCTGAGTACAACGCGCTTACCGCTCGCTGGGGGTTCTGATGAACGCCATCCATATCGGGCCGTTCTCGATCACTCCGGCTGCCCGCGGACTGCATTACGGGGGCCTGCCGCATCACCGGTGGACCCTATACTACGGGCCCCGGGAAATGGCGATAAAGACCCTACCGGACAGTTACACCTCGTCGGAGGTGAGGGACGAGTTCTCAGACATCATCGCCGAGTTCGTCATCGACGCCCGGGACCGATACGCGCCCGATGTTCTGGAACTGGTGAACTCGGATGGTGACGCAGTGCTCGCGCGAGTCGCCGTGAGCCGACTGCCAGAAGCGTTGTCCGGGTGCATACCAGACGATCGATTCCCATACTGGCTCCTGACCGCCAGCAGACCACGGCTCGGGCTCCCTGTCACCCTGAACGAGTACACCGCGCTCGCGGTCGAACTCAGCGCCCCTCCACTTGCATGGATCACAGGGCTCCTCCCTGGCGAGGTACTGACACATGACGCCGAGGAGTGGCGACCGCCGACCAGTTGGGAGCTACGCCACGTTGTCGGCGAGGGGTCGTTTACTGGCGTAAGCGGCGCCGCTGCGGCCGCTCTGCTCGGAATGTCCGCGACGAATTTCCGAAAGTACACAGCCGGGGACTCTGCCGCGAATCGCCAGAAAATCAGTTTCGCAGCCTGGCACTACCTACTCGACCGGCTCGGCGTGAAGCGGGCGAGCTGATTTGACAGCGCCTGCGATAAATGCTCTGATCATTGCGCGTCTCATGAAGTCGTTACTGCCGCATAGGCAGCTAAGAAATAATGCTTCTTGTGATGCACTAACTGCCGAATAGGCAGAGAAAGGCCCGCCCCGGCGGGCCTTTTGCTATTTGCACGCCTGGTTCGCGGCCAGCAACTGGGCCTCATAACCGATCCTCTGCCAGCGCTCGGCAAGTAGCGTACGGCTGCAGACATCCGTCACATCAACAGTTCGCGACCACAAAAGATACCCCCAACAGACACGGAATGTGACTGGAGACTCATCACGACTACGGGCTTATCTGACAGCAACCCAGGAATGCTAAAGTCAACCCAGAAAAGGAGATTTCCATGATTCGCATAAATCAAGCTCAGCGTGGCGTCACGCTTATAGAGCTTCTGTTCGTGCTGGTTATCGCAGCAACCGTAATTGCGTGGGGAGTAAGTTCGTGGGCGACACTGGCGGACAAGAATCGGAACCTGGGCGGAAAGGATGGATTCGTCAAAGTTTTGGTATACGCGCGCTCATACGCGCTGGCAAACATGGCCAACGTTGATCTCTGCGGAGAGAGCGGCGGATGGGGTGAGGGCTATCTCGTTCGCGACGTAAAAAAGAATGCCGTTCTGTATCGGGAAACTAGCTACAAAGAGGTGCATCCTGTTGGCCCCTGGCAGTCAAGGCTAAACTCAGGCTGTGTCAGATTCCTCTCCAATGGCTCCATCGCGGACGTGCCTGCTCCGCAGGGAGGCTTCTACCTGTCAGGGTTCTACGGTGGCAAGAGCGAGTCCGAAGCACTATGGCGAGTGTCCTTTAAGCCGACAGGCTGGTTCTGCGAAGAAAAAGACCCGACAAAAGCACAGTGTGCCAAGGACCAGTAGAGACTACGGCAGCGGGAAGCGCGCCTTGATCTCCTCGACCTTGGCGTCATACGCCGAGTAGTCCGGCGCACGACCAGCACGGCGAGCGTCAAACTCCTCCTCAAGTCGGATTGGGTCCGACTCTCGTCGATACGCCTCTCTTCGCAGTTCGCGAACTTCTTCTAGTTGGTCGACCGGGTGAAATGCAAGACGGGACACGTCGACGCCTGCAAGCGCCGCCGCGGCGTCCAGGGTGCCGCTCCAGTTTTCAGAAAAGAAAACGCCATCAAGAAGCAGTCGTTTGCTCATGTCGCTGAACTCGCAGAGTTGATCGTTAGGATTGGCGCAGAGTGGATTCCAGTGTCTACGAGGCCGCTGAACCAGGCGGGGCACGCCATCGCTACAACTGCGCTGGTGGTGGTATAGAAGTAGGGGAATCCGTTGTTGTAGCCGAGACCCTCTTGAATCGCTACGCGTATATGCACCCAGCCCATGGCCGGGATGATGACGTAGCCAGGCGACTGCTTAACGCCATTGACCCAGAGGAAGATCGCAGGCGCACCAGTGGGGCCAACATGCATAGTGCCGCTCTCAACGCGCACCCATGCGGCAGCCGTGCCCCATCTGTTCGAACAGAATATCGCTCGGTTGTTATTGGTCATCGCCAGATAGCGGGTCGCACCGTCGGCTCCCGCCGAACCTGTTGTTGTCTGTGTTCCGGCTGTCATCAGAGATGCGAAAAACTCGACACCATACCGTGCGGAGTTTCCGACGCGGCCCATCGCCGCCATGAGATCCTGTACTCGCTGATTAAGGGCGGCAGCACTACCGCCGTTCGTGCTGTTGTTGAACGTGAACTTTCCGCCGTCGGTAAACGTGGCGCCATTCCATCCAGAACTGAATGCACTGTTTGAATAAGCGGAGGTGAACGTCGTAGCGAGCGGGTTGACCAGACCTGCATAGCGGCCGGCGTCGGGCATCACGTTCACGAACGGCATGTTCGGGTAGTCGTCATTTCCCAGAGCCGAAAGAGATGCTCGAGCGCCGGCAGCGGTTGCAGCGCCGGTGCCGCCAAGCGCAACCGGCACCGTGTCGCCGTTCCCGAACTCTCGAAGCGAGCCATAGCCGTTGCCGTCGTTCTGCAACTTCGTCGGTCGTACATCAGCCATTGAAAAGCACCTGTAGGTTGAGAGTTGCGCCGCCGGCGGTATAGGCCGGCAGTTGGCCGTCAGGGTTCATCGTGAGCCGAAGCATGGAGCCATCGGCGAGATACCCAGGAACAGCCGCGGGGATGCGGACGTTCATCGGATAGGCCACCACCACCCCGGCGCCGTTGGTGACGAACTGGTCGTATCCGGTGCTGCGCCGGACGAAGTAGATCGCGTTCGGCTCCAGCGCGGCAGGCAGTTGCGCGACGACCTTGTGGGTCTGGAGGACGGCCATTTACCAAGCCGCCCCGTTCCACTCCGCCGGAATCGGCTGCCCGCCGAACCGAACCAGGCCGCCATCCTCACTGAACTTGTCCAGCGTCGACTTGTTCGCGTGCGTGTGCGCCTGGGAAACGGCAGTGTCGATCTGCGCCGGCGTCGACGTCGGGCGCCCGTTGATCGCGTCCCAGTTGAGTTCGACGTCCATCGACTCATACTCGGCCACTTTCAGCCATGCGCTGGTCGCAGGGTTCCATGCGTACAGCGCAGCGCCCGATTCGACTGTCGGGTCCGCGCTCGCATCTTGAACCAGCACGAATATCGCCGACTCCGGCTCCAGAGCGTCGCGCGCGGCGATATCCGCAACGAACAGGATCGGCGCGCCTGTGCCGGGCAGGCTTGCCAGCGCCTCGTTGATCAGCGCGTTAATCATCGCGCTGTTGCCGATCGAGCGCGCCACTCCCGCCGAGTTCGTCAAATAAGACTCGGCGAAGTTGCTGTTCTCCACGAAATAGAAGCTGTCTGGCTGCAGCGTGCCGGGCAACGTCGCAACCTTGAAAAATTGAATCTGGGCCATGTTCATCACCAATCAGTCGCGCCCCACTGGGCGCCATCTACGCCGTCCCTGCCGGGCGGCCCCTGATCACCAGCCACAACCACAAGCACATCGGCCGGCGGCGTCACGGTGACCGCGTATTCCTGCATCTCGCTGAGCACAAGCGGCTCGCAATCAACATCGATCGCCAGCGCCCAGGGCTTGGCGGTGTCATCCATCGCACCCTCCCCCACGGCTCACAATGATCGGCCCGCTGTAGTAGCGATGGACCGTTCCATCCGGGTATGTCACGTCCACGTCGTAGACCGCCGCCGACCATTCCAGCGCCGCGGTAGCCGATGCAGATATCTCGCGCGAGATCGTTCCGGCGCCGGCGAGATCCAGGCCAGAGCCGAGCGCGAGCGTCATCAGCACAGTCCCACCTGGAGCATCGCGGATCTGCATCCGTACCTCGGCGCCAGCCAGGTCAACAGGTGGCTGGTAGATCAACTGTCCGCCAACAGGCGCCAGCCCAACGGCTGACAGCAGGTTGATCTCGATGGTGTCGTCGTCGATGGACGCGACCCGGTGAGGCAATTGCCGAAGTCGAGCGCGGTTCAGTTCGGGCATGCCCTGGACACCATCAGCCCAAGCCAGCCACGTGCCAGGCACCCCGTGCCCAGGGATGGTCAGCCGGACAGGCGCGGTCGGTGCGATCTGCGTGATCGGTCTGTACACAAGGCTCGGCTGCATGATCCGCAGCGCGTCGCGAAACGTCGCCCCTTTCTCAATGCGCAGGGGCACACAGGCCGGCGTCATGATTGAGGGCTCCAAAATAAAAACCCCGCCGGAGCGGGGTGATTGACGACGGTGGATCAGTTTTTGTGGCCCGACTGGTATGAGCCTTGAACGCAACCGTTTCGGTCGAAAGAAACCGTGGTCTGATCGATGTACTTGTCATTCCAGTAGGTAACGGCCCCGGCACCAGCAGTGCTGCCATTCCGGTTCGCCTTCCCATAAATGCTTTCCACCTCTTCTCTGGACATGCCGGGAACTACCTTGCCCTGGACCCTGGCTTTACGGAGGTCTCGCTCAGACAATCCCGTGGAACAGGTAGGGCTTGGCGACGACCCTCCAACGACGGTCACGCCACCGGCAGAAGAGCCAGCGCCTTGACTGCCATCCCGATAAATTCGGTCTGCCGAATGCCTGGGCTTGGCCATGACCGCAGAGTCACCCGAACCGCTTGGGCGAGGGTTATGAGCTGAGACTACAGCCTCGAGCGATTGGTTTTCAGGGCATGTCTGCTGAGTAAACGTGACCGTTCCATCCGGACCAACGCATTTGAAGACACTGGCGGCCTCAGCAGAGCCAGTAGCAAAAACCAGTGCAAGAACGGGGAACATCCGTTTCATAGCAGCTCTCCTATTTGAACTGACTCGCACTCTAGCATCGGCGTGCCAGGTACAGAATCAGGTCGTGCAGCAGGTTCTGGAAATGCTGGATATCAGCGAATATCTATACCCAGCTTGTCCAGTATTGCAGGCATTCTTCCCCCCGTGAGAGCTCGCCTGTAATAGGGTTGCAGCTACCACGTATCCAGCGATCGGCAGGAGACCAGAAGAAACCGCGAAGGTACCGGTGCACCTCCTTCTCCTTGGTGATGATGCCAGTGATCGCTCCAGACGTAATGCCGCCAATACGCACGGCCGCCCCCTGCCGTACCGTCACGGTCGTCGTGGATTGTCCTTCAGGGTAGTCGTAGGGTTCGCGAACGCGGCACAGCGCGGCGCTATTGTTGCTAAGCGCCACAATCCAAATCTGATGCTGATCTTGGTAATCAAGTAGGTTCTCCCCGTTGTCGTCAAACCACTCATAACTCACCACGGTATTGCAGACGTGCAGGCCTGGAGGGAATGTTGCCGGCGCATCAAGCTTTACGCCGCGATATCGATCGGCCTGCAAGAAACTCGTCACATCATCCGATTCGCCAGTGCATTGAATCGTTCGAGTCACAGAGAACCCAGTATCGGGCGAGGCCTGCGCCTCCAATATCTCCTTCAGCTCAATATGATCTGCAACTTGTCCAGAGTCCGTTATGAGTTCAAGAACGCTGGCGCGCTCCATTCTGCTGTGCTCAACATCCTGCTCATATCGGTAAGTCCTCGTACCATAATGTTGACGGTTATATCTAGCCGACCGAACATTTCCCTGTGCGTCATACCACGCTGTGATCAATGCCGAGGTCTGAGTCCACTCGTCACGATAACTCGCCGTCACAACAGGGTCCTCAGGAAGGCTGGACTCATCGATATGCACGTGAGCAGGGCTTCCCATCGCTTGACCGCGCGTCTCAATGACGGTCATTGTCAGCACCTTGGATCGATCCGCATCAGGATCTCGTATCGACGGAGAGACAGTGATTTCAATCAATCCATAGAAGCCCACGGGAGCACCGGAATTCGATGAGCCACTAATCCACGATGTTCCAGGCGGTTGCTCAATTGGTGACAAATCGGTAGTTCGAACGTAAACACCGAAAAGGAGACGATTTTGATAGACCCCAAGCATTGATAGCTCGCTCAACACAACTTTGTTCGTCAGTTGCCAGCCGTCAAATGAAACATCTTTTGCCCTGACAGCGCATGCTGGTTGTTCTTCTCCCTGACCAATTAAATCTGCACCCAAGTCGAGCGTGGCCATGGTGTTGAGGTCATTTCCAACCCATAGGCGAAACTGCGGTGTACCTGCCTCGTCCCTTAGATCATAGATAGCGTAGCTTGGCCGGCGCGGAGCCTCGTCCGAAAGCCACCAGATGGGGGTGCCGATAAAGGGAACCTCGCTATATTCCGCGCCGCTGCCAGCCGAGATACCACCTCCATAGTATAGCTGCGGCCAGTATCCGCCACCGCGGAGAATGGCTCTTCCCCACCAACTCCCGCCTTGAGACTCAATGAACTCATCCGGTTGAGATGGAAGCCCCATCTCGACGAGATGAGTATGATTGAGCGTGTAATTGATTGACCATGCGCGAGCCGGTTTCATTTCTCCGTTCGGCAGATGTACCGCCCCCTGCTCAGTATTGGGCAGTTGGTAGATTTTCCCATGCCAGGGCCATCCCATTTGCATGACTTCGCCGTCCCACGGCATCACTTGGTTCAT